TCCAGAGTAATTATGGTGAAGATAATTTAATCTTGTGCCAGAAGCGTGATAAATTATTACAGGCAAGGGAAATCCTCAGTCACACTGATTATTATAATTACTGGACTGAAGAGATGTACAATCGAATAGTAAGAGGGATAGCAACCCCTTAAAAAGTTCTGTTTAACCTTTAAAGGAGAAAACAGATGGCAAATTCACCCGTAGATAAAAGTAAAGATTTTATTGAGTCTGGTATGACACTGATTACCGATCCAGCCTCAGATAGATTGTTAAGAAAGTTAAGATATAAGATACCCGAAGACCGTTATTCTAGACCATGTGGTGGTGCTGGCGGTTTTGATGATTTTGTAGAGAGATGGCATGAATAGGGCATAAATAATCAATAAAACTATCTCTATGCCTGAGTTCCAGTCATTTACCGACTTTAACTTCAACTTCAAGCCACATCCAGTCACTGGTGACTTGATGCTGGTTAGAGATGCTGCAGATATTAAGCAATCGATTAGAAGTCTCTTGTTAACTCAAAGGGGCGAACGTTTGTTCAATTCAAAGATTGGAACTGGATTAACAAAATTATTATTTGATCCTTTAGATTTTGCTACTTCAGCACAGATTCGTGATGAAATTCTTACTGTGTTAAGTAATTATGAGAGACGTATTAGGGTCTTAGCATTGACTGTAGACCCTAATTTTGATGATAATGGTTATGATATTAATCTAACTTACAATATTGTAGGTAGAGATGATGTTCCAACAACTACAGAGTTCTTCCTAGAGAGTGCTAGATAACCATGTCTTCATACGTACAAGTCGCTAATTTAGACTTCAATCAAATTAAAACTGCCCTCAAAGAATATCTGAGAGCACAAACAGACTTCACATCATATGATTTTGAAGGATCAGCGATGAACGTCTTGTTAGATGTTCTTGCTTATAATACTTACTATACAGCATTCAATACAAATATGGTAGTGAACGAGATGTTTCTCGATTCTGCTACCCTTAGAGATAATGTTGTTGCTTTGGCGAAACAGTTAGGTTACAAACCTAAGTCTAGAACCGCCCCTATGGCGAAAGTTTCCTTTGAGGTAGATTATAGCGGGGTGGCACCTAGAACCTCCTTACTGAAGAAGGGAACGGGGTTTACGACGGTTTTTGATGACACTCTGTATTCGTATGTGTGTATTGATGATCAAACTGCTCCAGTTGAGAATGGTTCTGCCTATTTTAACAATATTCCCATTTACGAAGGAACTTTAGTTGTTAATAATTTTACCGTTAACACAGCAATCAATCAAAGGTATATTATTCAGAATGCTAACGTAGATATCAGCACACTAAGAGTTAGAGTTTTCAATAGTGTAGCATCTAGCAGCTTCTTAACATATGCTTATGCTGATAACGTATTAAATGTAAATCCAGATTCTAGAGTTTACTTCCTCGATGAAATTGAAGATGAAAGATACGAAATCTTCTTCGGAGATGGGGTAATCGGAAGAGCTTTAGAGAATGGGGAGTATATTGAGATTTCGTATTTAATCACTAATGGTGATGAAACTAATGGTGCTAAATCATTCACATTTAATGGGGTTTTAACTGATATTAATGGTAATGCTAATTTCCCAAATAATATAATTTTAGATACATCGGCCACCGTTCCTTCATTTGGTGGTGCTGGTGTGGAGAGCATTTCAAGCATCAAGTTTAATGCTCCCAAGTATTTCGGCACACAAGACCGTGCTGTGACAGCAGCAGACTATGCTTCTATTATCAGAAAGATTTATCCATCAATTTCTGATATTATTACATTTGGCGGAGAGGAAGATGATCCCCCAGAATTTGGCAAGGTTAAGATTGTAGTTAAACCTTCTAATGCTAGTTTTCTCTCTTTGACTACAAAGAATGAAATTATTCGTCAATTGAGATCTTACATGGTAGCATCTGTTACTCCAGAGATCGTCGATCCATCAATTCTTTACATTGAAGCAACTACTAATATTTTCTATGATATTCAAAAAACAACAGCAAGACCAGAAGAGATTAGAAACAAAGTAGTCAATGCTATTAATTCTTATCTAGCACAGTCTAATGTAGAAAAGTTTAACGGAAAATTTAGATTTAGTAAATTTGTTTCCACAGTTGATAATTCTGATAGGGCAATTAATTCTAATGCCACGACTATAAAAATGAGGAAAGATTTCTTTCCACAGATTAATTCTTCATTCTATTATGAGTTGTGTTATCAAAATGCTTTTGACAAAGAATGTGACGGTCCAACGTTACAATCAACAGGGTTTAAAGTAAGTGAGTTTCCAGGTTACACGGTCTATTTCGAAGATAGGGATGGGAAAATCGTCCTATATAGATTAGACAATCTAACAGGTGATAAGATTACATTAAATGATTCTTTGGGCGATGTAAATTATGATAAAGGTGAGATCATGATTTACAATTTAACTATTGTTGAAGGATCCTTTAGTGATAATCGTATTGAAGTTAGAGTGACTCCCCGCTCAAATGATATTACAGCATTTAGAGAGGTATTTCTAGATGTTGACATTTCAAGAAGTAAATTTACTGCTTACCCAGAGTAATTAGATGGCTCCAAAGACGAGGAAGATTTCAACCCTGATCGAAGCGCAGCTTCCAGGGTTTATTACCACAGAATATGAGAATTTTTCAAAGTTTGTAGAAAAATACTACGAACATTTGGAGTCTTCTGGTCAGCCTTTAGATATTATCTCAAATCTACCGAAGTATAGAGATATTGATTACTATGAAAAGAATTTACTTCAGCAAACAACAGCGTTAACATCTAGCATTGCTGCTGACTCTAATACGATTACTGTAGAAGATGCTACTTCTTTCCCAGAAGAGAATGGATATATTAAGATTGGCGAAGAAATTTGTTTTTACCAATCGAGAACCGATACTCAGTTTTTAGAGGTTTCTAGAGGAGTTAGTGGTAATACAACCCTAGGAGACTTATATACAGAGTCTGCTTTTGTAACTACACAAGCAAAACCACATTATACTAATGATCTGGTTTACAACATTAGTAATCTATTTTTATATGCTCTGGTTAAGAATTTCGAAGACCAGTATCTGGGATCTTTTCCAGAAAAATACTTAAAGCAAAATATTGATAAGCGTACATTAATTAAGAATATTGGTTCTTTTTATAAAGCAAAGGGAACCGATCAGTCAATTAAATTCCTGTTCAATACTATTATATCTCAGGATAAATCAGATGTACCTGAGTTATATAGACCCAAAGATTATACGTTAAAATCATCAACTTCAGATTGGATCCAAAACTACTCACTAAAGGTGAAAGTAACTTCTGGAGTAGCATCTAATTTAGTTGGTCAGATAATTACACAGACATTAGATAATTACGATAAAGAGATTACTTTTGCTTCTGCTGTAGTAGATAACGTCATTTTCTTGGGAACTGACGGCACAGATGATATCTATGAATTAATTCTAGAACCTTCTACGATCAATGGCGAGTTTAGAGCGGCAGGAAGAACCAAGACTTCTGCCGTAGTTTCGAGCTCACTCTCAACAGGAGATCGTATCAATGTAAGGTCAACAATGGGATTTCCGAAGCAAGGAAAACTATTGATTGGCGATGAAGTAATTACTTACAATGATAAGACTGTAACCCAGTTTATTATTGATCAAAGACTTGGACCAATCAGAAATCATGCTTCTGATAAAAGTGTCTACACATATTCAACAATTTCTGGAAATGGTGTTCGTTTAATTACTCTAGGTATTCTTTACAATTTAACTCCATTAAACCCATCTCCATACTCACTTCCCGAAGAGAAAATTCAAGAATCAGATGCTGGATTTGAGTCTTTACATCCAGTAGTTTTTGATAGAAGAACAGGAGGAGTTAGATGGGATATTAATCCTAATCCAGCATTAAACACATCTTCTATTAAAGGTGTAGTAAATGACTTACCTGCTGATGTTTCTGCTATATTCGAAGATGATCAGTATTTCTACATTTGCTCTTCGTCTTATCCATCGAAGAATATTTTAGTTGATACCGAGTATGATGTAAACCTTTTAGATCAAAAGCATCTAAAACTAATCAGAAAGCAACCAGTTACAACAACTGAAGTGTATCCAACTACAAATAGAGATGTTGGCATCTTTGTAGATGGTGTTCCTGCTTTAGGATATAAAGATACAGATTTCATAAAATTTGGAAAAATTGAGTCCACAACATTGACAAATAGAGGAACTGGATATCTGTCTGCTCCTTTTGTACTCATCAATGAAGCACCTGGAAAAGCAAGATGTTTCTTGAATGGTGATACTGTTGGAGAAATTGAAATTCTAACAGATGAAGTATACTCTCAAGATCCTACAATTAGAATTACTTCTGGCGAAAATGCTGTTCTGAGACCAGTAGTAACAAATGGTGCTATTACTAGTCTTGATATTATTAATGCTGGTAGGTACTATTCATCTCCCCCAATAATTAGAATTGTAGATTCGTTGGGCAAAGGAAACTTTGCCGAATATGAAGCTATTTTGAATAGTGATGGATCTATTGGCGAAACTCGTAGAATAAGTGGCGGTAGATTTTATACTAGAGGATTTGTAACTGTTTCGGTTGAAGCAGTGGGGAGAAATGCTGCTGCTAATGCCGATATTAAGAGATGGGTATTTAACAGATTCTATCGTTATAGAAATAACCTAGATTCTTATTATGGAACTGTATTCCCCAATTTTAATCCAACCAAAGATTATGGGTATGCTTATCTTGCTCCAGATCCTTCAATAACTTCAAATAGATCAACACACTCTTCTATTATTGGATTTGCTTATGATGGCAATCCAATTTATGGTCCATTTGGGCATTCTTCGCCAACAAATCCTAATTCTCCAATTGTACGTCTATCATCTGGATACCAATTGAGAGGGTCCAGACCAAATGGACCAGATACAGGAAGATATCCATTAGGATCTTTTATTGATGATTATAAGTGGGTTCCTAGTGTTAATTCTGGAAAAACTGAGTTAGATTCTAATAATGGTAGATTCTGTGTAACTCCAGATTACCCAAACGGGGTATATGCTTATTTTGCTTCTACAAATTCTCAGGGAATTCCCACTTTTCCATATTTGTTAGGACAAAACTATTATTCACTGCCAGTAGATTCTAATTATAATTCAAATATTTCCCAGGATGATATTCCTGTAGGTATAAAGTCTATCAGAACAAGTAATTCTGAAAATAACGGAGTAGACTTTTCTGCTTTAACCCAAGATGTTAGGAGTGGCAATATTACTTCTGCTTACGTAGAATCTTCAACGAACAATTTTTCTCCAAGAAATACCGTACACATCAATAATAATTTTACTGGTGGTTTTGGTGCTGTAGCAGAAGTAAGAGAAGTAACTGGTCAAGATGTTGTAAGTATTGAGTCTGAAGCAACTAAAGCATCGAAAATTTCCATTCAAGAAAGTGCTTATCTTTTTGCTGGAGATCGTCTAATTCAACCTCAAGGCGATGGATCTGATGCTACTGGATTTTTAATTGGAGATGTTATCAATTCTGGAGAGTTTGTTTTAAGAAATGTCATCGGAACATTTCAACCAAATTTACCAATTGATTCCGAAACTCTAGTTGTTAGATTAGTTTTAAATTCCGATGCTTCTTTCACAGAAGGAGCGACTTTGTTGTTAACCAACGATGATGATGATGTTCTTGCTCGTGGTGTAATTCTAGAAACAGTAACTAGACAAAACTCTGTTAAGGTTAGAGTTGATACTTGGAATTCTGATCCAGATGCTGAAGATGATGGAAATTTTAGAATTAATAATAACTATTATTTACGTAGTAGCAATTTGAGAGATACTAACAGAGCAATAATTATTTCTGTAAATTCGTTAAGCACTGATCTCACTCCATTTTCAATCAATAACAGCATTGCTATTGTAAGAACTTCGGAACCACATAATCTAGGAACAGGAGATACTGTTGTTGTTGATGTTCTTCCAAATGATTCTATAACAGAAACAACATACTATGTGAGAAAACGTTTATATCAAGATGCTATTGCTTTAAAACCTGTTCATCGTTCGGTACTACAAGATAAAGGAATCGGTAGCTTTGATGTTCTGAATAGTGGCGACGACTACACATCGGGAACTTATCAAGATGTAGAGTTGGTTTTCCAGGATTCTAGATTAACTAGAGACGATATTATTCCAGCAAAGGCGACTGTTATTATTGCTAATCGTTCTGGCGATAGTAGAGGAGCAGCATCATCGATCATTATTACGGATAAAGGATCTGGATATAGAAGGGGAGATATCCTAACAATTCCAGATACAGCTCTAGCAAGAGACGTAAATTCTGATAATACCCAAAGAATTGTTATTGAAGTAAGTCATGTTGGGGTATCTACTCAAAATACTGTTTTAAAATTATCCAACATTAATAATGTTTCTCAAGAAGATTATTTACATCTAGGACAAGAAATTGTTCAGGTACAGAGTGTCGATGTTCCTGATAGAACAGTAACTGTAACGAGGGGTCAACTGGGAACTACTCCACTAAATCATTTTGATGGTGCTGAAGTATCGCTGAAAGATGGGTCATATAGATTTACAGAAAACTTTAGACCTTTCGGGGATGGAGTAACTAAACCTTATCTGATTAGTTATGATGAAACTACACAGAAAATTTCTGTATCATATGATTATTCTGTACAAAATCCTCAGGTTCTTTCAGTAAGTTCTAGTTTCTTTGATGCTAGTATTCCACAGAAATTAGTACAGTTTAGATCTGCTGAAGAGGAAGTATTTAAACTAGAGTTTGCTAAAGGATCTCCACAGAACTTCAACACAAATCCAGTTATCGACATCCAGAAATATTACAAATATAAATTCGATGTAAGTCATCCTTCAATGGTTGATACTTATTTGGATTTTTCGGCAAGTTCGAATTATAATATTTTTACAGAAGAAAAAGAAGTTAGTGGAATTTCTCCTGGCAGTAATGGATCTTTTGTATCTATTAAATTAGGTTTTGGTCCAGCAATTTCTACAAATACGTTCCAAGAAAGAAGAAGCATTAATTTCCAAAATTATTTTTACTTTATTAAAGTATCACCTGACGTAGATACTGGTGGTTCTTACTTAAGAATTGTAAATGATCCCCTTGCTGGAAATAAAAATGTTATTTTCACAACTCAAGATAGATTTGTTTATAATTTAGACAATGTTCCAGAATATGATGGAACTGGAGTGATGTCTTATACCACCACATCTCGTCAAGCAGTAGGATCTATTGTTTCTGTGAATATTGTTAATACTGGAGAAAATTATAATTTAATACCTATTGTATATGGAGTATCGCCAACTTTTGAAAATGAAGCATCAGTAGATCCCGTCTGGGATCCAGTAACTGGTGAAGTAGTTGGTTTTGAAATATTAGATCAAGGTAGTGGTTATTCTAATCCAGTAATTGTAGTTGTCGATGGAGATGGCGAAGGATATCAGTATGAATGTTCATCTTTAAACGGCAATTTAACACAGGTTAAAATTATTAAAAGAGGAACACCATTTAGTTACAAACCAACTGTTAAAGTTGCTGAATCTGATGTAAAAATTTATTTCGAATCTAATAATATTGGCACCCCCCAAAATGTTAGGATCACTAATAATGGTAAAGGATTCAATTCCGACAAATCACAATTATCTAAGTATACCACACCATATACTTTAGTTCTGAGAAATATTTCAGATAAATTCTTCTCTGGGGAAAGAATTATTCAAAATTCTACTGGAGCAACTGCTGTAGTTTCTAATGGAGGATGGAGACCTGGAAGTAATTTACTTAAGGTAGAAAAGGTCACAGGAGTATTCGAATCTGGGTCTGAGATTAGAAGTTTTTCTGGAAACAGAACCGCTACTTTATATTCTCAGTATTATACTGAATTTACCCCACAAATTAAATCATATGTTGATAACTTTGGTTATTACACTTCAGATAAAGGTAGATTAAGTAGTTCTAATCAAAGACTTCCCGACTCTAATTTCTATAATGATTATTCATACGTAATTAGATCTAAGACACCAATTGATGTTTGGAGAGATTTAATTAAAGCAACTACCCACCCAGCTGGATTCCAGATGTTTGGGGAACTGGTTATTGAATCTTCTGGTAGATCAGAAATGCCATCCGATCAAGTAAGCATTGTTTCTGTCACCACAATTGAACTTCCACCTGTTCAGATTATTAATCTGTCTAGCAGAAGATTTATTACAACTACTGTACAAAAATTAGAAGATCTTAAGATCGAAGATGGTGTTGGTAGTGTATCTGTAGATACTTTTGATACATCAGAAACTCAAACGTTTAGAGTTGCTTTGACTCCAGAATTTAATGGTGATTTTGATCCTAATACTGGACAACTCATTGGCGAAACAGTATTTTACATGATTAATGAAGATAGCGGCAATCCCCTATCTTTAACTAAGTCCGAACAACTTTTTGTAACTCTTGATGGTGTTTTTCAAGAACCAGGAGTTTCATATACAATATCTGGATCTATAATTACTTTCGCTGCTCCACCATTCGGCAGAAGAACTGTAGAGGGGCAAGAGACTGATCCTGTAAAATTCTATGGAAGAGCATTAAAGTTTAAAAATCAATCACTGAATGACAGATATTTCAAAAAGATAAGGTCTATTGGCGATCAGTTTGATGGAGTTCAATTTGAATTTAATCTTTTCTTTGAAGATGGTTCGATTGTAAAAACAGATTCGACAGAAAATTTAATCGTTGCTCTTAATGGTGTAGTTCAGAAATCCAGAAAAGATGAACTTAGACCTTTTGGAAATTCTTATAGTATCATTAGATCTGAAGATCCTCTTATTACAGATAAAATTAGATTTTCAAAACCTCCAATTGATAATGAAGATGCTTATCAAGCAGCAGAGGAAATTCCAGAAAGTTTAAAGAATTACGAAAAGTGTTTTATCTACACTGTTGGTAGTTACGAAAGACTTACGATTAATGATCAACTATACGAATATAGAGATGGAGGACCATATTTACTTCTAGATGAAGTATCTAATACTGTAAGAAAAATTGACGAGCCAAAGTATGCTTTAGTTTTTATTGATGGCGTTTTACAGAGAGAAGGAGATTCATATCAAATTGTTGGACCAAATATTACTTTTACCCAACCACTTAAGTTTTATAAAGATGAAACTGGCGAGCAAGTATCTCAAGATGTAAATATCATTCTTCTATATGGTCGTGATGTTCCAAAGACTATTACATTCTATGATTTTGAACAATATACGTTTAACAATTCAATTGAGTTAACTGTCACTGGTTCTGGTATATCTACAGCTTTTGCTTTAATATACAATAGTAATTCTCAGCAAGATGGTTATTTAAAACAGGGAGATGTATCTCTCGGAAGGGTTCTTTCTTATTCTAGAATATCCGATGATGAAGTAAAGATTATACTTCAGAATCCTAAAAACGTAGAAATTACAAATGAACCTTTAGAATATGTAAATACGGAAGATTTTACATTCACACCAACGTCTGTCGTAGTTCCTGATGGGTACATTTATGATTGGTATGCTCAATATGATGAAAATGGTGATTTAGTTGTTGGCAATAATGCTTATTTCTCTGCCCCAGACGAATATCCAGATATTGTAGTAAGATCTGCTAACACTTTAACGATTTCTGTAAACACAGGGGCAGATCCGTTCTATATCTTATCCAGCAAACAATTAGAAGATACCGACACATATAATTACAGGGTTTTTGCCGACTCTATCGTTCCACAAGCAAATAATGCTTTTGAAGTGTTTGATGATGGCAATACTTCTCTTGGTATCAATCCTCCTATCACGGTACAACAAGGAGATATCATTACATTTACATTAGATATAGATGTAGTGGATCCACAGACATCCAATCAAATTTATCTGTTCTATGTCATTGGTGGTGATGCTCCAACAGCACCATTTGGTGCTGATGAAGTTTCCAGAGAAGTACCCTATACATTAACTGGAACAAGATTCAACGGAGAGTATGAAATTGACACTACAGAATTAGATCCAGGTTCATATTGGTATGTTAACGCTGCTTACCCTGAGCAATATGGAGAAATTATTGTTCAACCATATACAGGTGCTTATGGTATTAATGCTAATGATGTTCAAGGAACTATTACTAGCAATCCAACAAATAGTGGTGTAATTGTTTGGAATATTGGATTGAATGATTATTCACAATATTATTATACCACTGGAGACAGAACTAAAATTGGTAAATTAACAGTATTAATTGGAGGCACTGTAACTCAAACAATTAATATCGCTTCTCCTAAAGTATATCCAATTCCAGGAACATACGACATCACATATCAGTTTAAGACATTTGAAGGAGAAAGAATTTTAGAAAGAAATGTTCCAAACTGGTTATATGGTTTAGAAGAAGGAATTAGAGCATGGTCTAATAGAAATTCCATGATTGGAAATCTATTGCCTGGTGATCAAATTAAAATTGATGGAGAATCTGATTATAGAACTATCACATCTATCCCTAGATTTGCCTTCACCAAATCATAC